AGAAATTTACACAACACAAGAAATACCAGTACTGAGCATGACCTATCTAGGCTTGCAATGGCTGGCGGAATAGGAAAGGAGAAAAAATGTTTGCTACTACAACGCAAGTAAAAACAATTACAGGCAAAATAGTTAATGCTGGTCTTGTTGAAAGAGCACAGTACGCAATTGAGGCATATGTTGGCAAGTTTGAGGTTGATATTACTGATACCAATGACTTGGAAATACTCAAGAGAGCAGTTGCTTATCAATCAGCGTACATGCTTAACAATGAAGATATTGTTTTTGAGCAAATGGCTGTATCAACTACGATGCAAAATGATGCTTCAACAACATTTAAGCCTGGCGATAGTGTTTCACCTTTCATTGCGCCAATGGCTGTAATGGTTTGTTCTAAACTATCTTTTGTTAAGTCTCGTTCAATTAAAACAGGTAAGATTGGTCCAACAATCTCCTACCCAGATTGGACTACTGTATGAAACCAATAGCCTTTAATCGCCATAAATTTTCAGGGGAACTTTACAAAGCAGTATTAAACACTGTAGGTAGTACCACTACTAGTTCATACTATTTTGTAGATAATATCTCATTTACCATTGGTATGAATGTTAATGGAAAAGTAGTTGTTATATCTGATCAGCCACAGGCTATTGGTTCTCTCATTGCTAACATTAAAGATGCCAATGGAAATCTAGTATTAGATGACCAGGTATGGCAGGTTAATGGTTTGCTACCAATAATGAATGCTTTCAATACCGTTGAACAATATAGAATGACTCTGCTTAAGTACCAAGGAACTATTTAATGGGTTTGGTAATTGATTTTGCAGAACAGATGGCTGCCAGAGAGATTATTGTTGCGGGATTAGAAGAAGCATTAAATGAAATGGCAAATATGTGTGCCAACGAAGGACAAGCAGTAACATATACAAATCACATAGTTGAAGCATTTACAGACCAGACTCAAATGGTCTTGGGTATGGATGATGGATATGATTGGGATGACATTGATATTGGTGATCCCTATATGATATTCATGGGCGAAATAATAGAGGCTGGCAATGAGATTATGTCTGAGGCTATTGCTGAGGCTAATGATTTAGAAGGTAATGAAGACGAAGACGAAGAAGAATCAGGTGGATGGCTTGGTAGCATCTTTGATTTCTTTGAAGGCTTCTTTGATTAATCATTTACAAGATAAATAAGCATCGTTCCATCTTCATATATAACCAATTATAACTTTTCGTTATAAACCAATAAATCTTTTATTAAGCCAAGGATAGATAGGTTCTCAGGAAACTCTCAGTAAATTGTTATAAAAGAGTTATAAAGGAAAAGGCTATTTTAGGTATAAGCCAGGGAGATTTGGTGTATACTTAATATATATAAGAAAGAGAAACCTTTATAGTTTTAAAAGATATCTTATATACAATATCTTTATATATAGTAAACAGGTAAACTCTATCACAAATCCATTCATTTGACAACTCTTATTGGTACTGCTATAATAGTATAAAGGGGGTAGTAAATGACAGAATATAAAGTAATGTATTGTGCTGATTGTAATGCAGTAATCGCCACTACAGAAGATGAGATAGATTGCCTACATTGCGGGGGACCGTCAGAAGAAATAGGCTTCGTTCATGAAGTAATACAAAGCATCCTAGACTATGAGGTAATAGTAAAGGAAGATGATCTTGAAGACATGTAATAAGTGTAAAGAAGAGAAACCTTTGGATGCTTTCTATAAAGCCAAGAACTATAGTCATGGGGTTGATTATTATTGTAAGTTTTGTAGGATAGGTACAGGAATAACATCACAAAACAAAATAAAGGATAAGGTTCAATGCTTAGTTGATGGTTGTAAAAGACCACATTATGCTAAGACATTATGTAGGACTCACTATGCTAGAAATATGAGACATGGTGATCCAGAGACACTTCAAAGCAATAAGCAAAAGACTTATGCTAATGGTGCCAATTATCTACAACTCAAGGCTTATCACCTTATGTATACCTATAAGATGACTATGGATGAGTTTGTCCTAAGAACTAAGCATGGCTGTGAGATTTGCGGGGACAAGCCAAAAGATAGAACTTTACAAGTAGACCATGACCATAATTGCTGTAATGGATGGAAGACCTGTGGTAAGTGCGTAAGAGGTATCCTATGCAATAGATGTAATGGTTTGGTAGACAAATATGAAACGGGACTGATAAGGTCAGACAACAAAAGATTAACCAGTATAGAACAATACTTGGCAAAGTACAGTCAATAGTGTATACTTAGAGTAACTACCAGTTCAAAGCAACTCGTGGTCTACCCTATATACTAAGATTAAGGAACCTAATAAACTGGGTTCCTTTTTCTATGTAGATGGTATACTATACATAGATGTATTAACTAGGGTTAATATTATAGGTTAAGGGTAAAGGGTTTGAGCGTACGAGGTTTGATATAGGCTAAATAGTGCCTACACCCTCAGAAGTATGCGTCGTAAAACCAAATATCCAAACCTTCATAGGAGGATATCGTGGGATATAGCACATTCACAGAAGAACAAATTACAGACTTCATATCTAATGCACAAGAAATGGGTATTGGTCCAGCATTAAGGTATATGGGTTATCCTAAGTCTTACCATACAGCCAAGAAGTGGTTTGTACAAAGAGGTTTGGAAATGCCTACTATGGATACCCTGGCCAAAATGGCGGGGGATCTAAGAGTATTCTACACAGACAAAGAAAAACTCATAGCAGCACAAGCAGTATTGGATAGATGTGTAGAAGCACTCATGCAAGATGCTCTGGATAGCGATGGTTTGAATAAGTTAGCCAATGCAGTTCATAAAGCAATACAAACCATAAACCTTATAGAAGGTAAGTCAACTGTTATCAATGAGAATAGACAAAAGGATGGACAAGACTTGGCTATCATAGATCTATTGAATGAAGCAAAGGCTCGCAATGAGGCTATGAGGAATAAAGGTTTGTTAGGACAAGAGGTTTGAAATGGTTTGCAAGGGTAGGGGTACCCAATGCAAGCGCTCTTTTCTTTTTGTTTTTTTTGCTGTCTGAGAAAGATATTCCCCATACTTTCAAATCTGGCCTGGTCAAACCATGACTCCAGAAATCATAACAGCAATAGGGGCAATAGTCTTAGGGATAACAGGAGGGTTCTTTGGAATGATGAGATATATGATCAAAACCTTAGCAGAACTCAAACCTAACTCTGGCTCCAGTATTAAAGACAAAGTTGAGATTAATAGCCAGAGATTATTTAGAGTAGAACAGCGAGTAGATGACATTTATCATCTTATCGCAGAAAGGAAGTAATGCTTGCATCTGACATTTTAGACGGTATACCTGTAGAACTTTTGACATTTTCTGAAGGACGACAGGAACTTACAAAATATGATCCACTGCTATTTGCCTTACTTTACTTGCCACACCATTTACAAAACCCACAGGGTGAGATAACATTATCAGAATTTCATAAAGACCTTGCTGAGTATGGCAAGTCATGGATTCACAAACCTACAGCACCCAAGGAAAATAGAGATGCATTTATTGCGCCTAGAGAATGTGGAAAGTCCACTTGGATTTTTTTAATTTTACCTATGTGGGCTGCTGCTCATGGTCATGTTAAGTTTATTGCTGCTTTCTCAGATGCTGCTTCCCAGGCAGAAACCCACCTAATGTCATTTAAAAACGAACTGGAGACAAATGAATACCTTATTGAAGATTATCCTGAACTTTGCAAACCTAAAATCGTTGGCTCATCTGGTCGTGCGATGGCTTCCAACTCTTGGCGTATTATTCAGTCTAACGATTTTATTTTTGATGCTAACGGCATTGACACCAACTCATTAGGTAAGAAGGTCTTTGGACAACGCCCAGACCTCATAATCCTTGATGATATTGAGAAGGGTGAAAAGAACTACTCTGAGTACCAGGCTGGGCAACAGAAGAACACAGTCTTTGATGATATTGCTCCTATGAATATCTTTGCCCGTATGATTTTTATTGGAACAACCACAATGCCTAACTCTGTTATGGATCAGTTCAGAAAATATGCTGAGAACTACGCTGACCCAGAGTTAAACTGGATTACAGACCAGAATGTAGATGTCCACTACTATCCAGCCATTATGCCTAACGATGATGGCACAGAACGCTCTGTATGGCCTGAGAAGTGGCCTCTTGAATGGCTTAACAGCCAGCGTCACCTAAGAGATTTTGCGAAGAACTATATGAACAGACCAGTCAACACAGACGGTATGTTCTGGACAAACGAAGATATTCTGATAGAAGAGTTATCAGATTATGGAAACACTATCATTTCCATTGACCCAGCAGTTACAAAGAACAAGATCTCTGACTATACAGGTATTGCGGTGCTTTCTAGGGGCGTAGACTCCGTGGGGCAAAGCAATATTTATGTAAGACATGCAGAGCAAGTTAAAATGTCTCCATCAGAAATAGCAGACAGAGTTGCTTATCTGGTAGAGAAGTTTGATATTGGTGTACTTTATGTTGAAGTAAACCAGGGTGGAGACTTGTGGAAAGATGTCTTTAAGCATGTCCCCGCAAAGTATAGATCAAAAAGCCAAAGCGTATCTAAGCAGATCCGTGCAGGCAAGGCTTTAAACTTCTATCAGCAAGGAAAGGTGCGACATACTGCACACTTCCCAACTTTAGAAGAACAAATGTGGGCTTTCCCTAAGATTTCCCACGAGGATGTACTTGATGCTGTCGTTTCTGGCGTTTTGTACTTCTTGGATAATAAAGCAACAAAATTAGAAACAACACAAATAAATTATTTAAGGAGACAATATGTCTGATATTAAAAAGGCTTTAGATGCGATTGTAGATCGCAGGAACCACTACCTCATAGCAGAATCGTACTATGAAGGATTACAACCAGAGTTATTCTCTAATGATGCTTTTCTAAAATTATTTAGAATTGATAACAAGCACTTTAGATTTAACTTTGCAAAAACAGTTGTTGATGCAGTGTCAAATAGACTTGAGGTTGCAAACATTCAAGGCGTTACACAGCGAGCAACTGATGAAATTAATAAAATCTGGGAAAAGAATGATCTAGTTCTAGATGCAAATGAAATCCATAGAAACTCACTTATCTATGGTGATTCATATGCAATAGTCTGGACTGACCCAATGGGTGAGATTACTATTGATTACAACTCACCAATCACAACAATTATCATTTATGACGATGAAAACCCAAGAATTAAGAAGTATGCTGCTAAATTGTGGCAAACAACTGATTCAGAAGGCAAGAACATCGCTAAATTGAACATGTACTACCCAGATCGCATTGAAAAGTACTCTGCATTTGGTGAAATTGACATGATGATGTCTGCAACAGGATTTATCTTGTCAGAAATCATTGAAAACCCTTGGAATGAGATTCCTGTATTCCATTTCCGCACAACAAAGCAGTATGGCCGTCCAGAACACTTAGATGCTTATGGTCCACAAGATGCAATCAACAAAATGATGGCAACACACATGGGAACAGTTGATTATCAAGGTGCTCCACAGCGTTATGCGTTATCTGGTGGAGGAAACTCTTCAGAGTTTGAAGATTTTGATGAAACAGCAACAGATGCAGAAAATCTTGGTAAGTTAAAGAATGGTCCAGGAGAACTTTGGTATCTGAAGGGTGTTTCAAAGGTAGGAGAATTTCCTGCTGCAGATCACAAGGTATTTACAGAGCCAGTTCGTGAATTCGTTCGCTCAATGGCTTCAATCACTAGCACACCACTTCATTACTTTGAAAAGAGTGGCAGCATTCCAAGTGGTGAAGCATTGCGTACAGCAGAAGCCCCATTACTAAAGAAAGTTCAAGATCGTCAAGTTTCCTTTGGAAATGCATGGAGAGATCTATTTAGATTTATTCTTGCAGTTGAAGGAATCAAGTCTGATGTTGAAGTTAAATGGGAAACCGTAGAAAGTATGGATTCTCTAGATGCTTGGGAAGTTGCTGTCAAGAAGAAGGTTGTTGGTGTTTCTCTTGAGCAAATTCTTATTGAAATGGGTTATGATACTGAAATAGTTGCAGAGATTGTTGCAAATGAAAGTAACATGACTGATTTATCACAAAATACAAATACAAATAATGTAATGATGGAGTCCACAGGAGGACAAGTTGGAAACTAATAATGAAGTAGTAGAAACAAATGAAGAAACAACATTAAATGATCCAAAGGCAGTGCTTGCTGCTCTGGATCGTGCAAAGTCTGATGCTAAAAAATTCAGGGAAGAGAAAGAAAAACTTGAAATTGATTTAAATAGCAAAGACCAGAAGATAGCAGATTTCAGTGGCAAACTTCTACATGAAAAGGTTTTACAGAAGATGACTGCTGAAGGTGTTAAAGATCCAAGAAGACTTCTTAGATTTTTAGATTTGACTAAGTTTGAGTTTGATGAGAATCTTGACATTGTTGGTTTTGATGCTCAGTTTACTCAACTCAAAGAAGATCTTCCAGAAATCTTTGATGCTAAACTTCGTGTTGGTGGTCAGGCTGATGCAGCAGTTACTGCAGCAGTTACGACAAAATACTCAGCAACACAACTACAAGCAGCAAAAATTCTTGGAAAGTTATAGCAATTAAATGCTATAATAGGCTTATATGGTGCTGGTGGACGCCTGCCCTATAATAAGATTGAATTAGACGATTCATCAAGAATAAAAATTAACTTATCTTAAAGGAGATAAAAATGACAATTAGTCGTACAGACCTAACAGAGGCAAACGGCTACATCCTAGAAGAGCAGGGGTCCACAGTAATTCAGGACCTCATTGCAAACTCTGCTGTAGAGCGTTATGCCCGTCGTGAAGCAATGGCTTCACGCACAAAGTCAGTACCTCGCTTTGTTGGAGATGCACCAGTAGTAGTCGCTGAAGGCGATGAAATTCCTGCATCAAGCCCAACACTTGACGAGATCGTATTGACAGCACGAAAGTATGCACAACTTATCCACATCTCAGAAGAAGATGTAAATGACCAACTCGTAGATACACTTTCAGTGTACAAGCGTGAGTGGGCATCTAAGTGGGCACGAAAGTATGATAATGCTTGCCTTGGCGTAACAGCAGCAGGCGATGGAGATGACGGTCAGCCGTTCACATCTCTATACCGTGCAGTATCACCAGGATCAGCAGGAACAAACCTAATCCAAACAGGTGGAGCACTTTCATTTGATGACATTAACAATGCACTTGGTATTGTTGAAGATTCATCTAAGTTTGATGCAGCCAACACAGTATGGATGGCTCACCCAAAGATGCTTAAGGAAATTCGTGGAATGGTAAAGCCAAACTCTGATTTGGTTCTTCCAGACCCAATTGCAGGAACACCAGGATCTCTATTTGGATATCCATTGGTTGTTTCATACGGTGCAGCAACTTCTGCTGCAGCATCTGCTTCACCAGCAGGAAACGCATTGCTCATCGTCGGTAACCGTCAGATGCTTATCAATGGTGTTCGTGGTGGAGTTGAATCAGTAGTTTCTCGTGATGCAGAATTTGCTCGTGATGGTGTAGTCTTGAAGACTCGCATCCGTCGTGGATTCGCAGTTGCAGATGCAGACGCATTCGCAATCGTTGAGAAGACAGCGTAAGGGGAGGAATAGAACATGCCATCAAAACTATACGGACAGTTCATTCAGCAATCATTCAATAAGGAAATTGACTGGGATTCAGATACCATCAAGGTAGCACTTCTCACCAATACTTACACACCTGACCAGGACGCACACAACTACTTTGATGATGTTTCATCATACGAAGTATCAGGAACTGGTTACACAGCAGCAGGTATCACACTTGCTAACAAGACCAATACATACAACTCATCAACAAACGTAATCGTTCTAGATGCTGACGATGTAACTTGGGCTTCATCTACAATCACTGCTCGTTATGCAGTTATCTACGATGCAACTCCTGCAACTGCAGCAACTCGTCCACTTATTGGATATGTTGACTTCGGTTCAGATCAGTCTTCATCAAATGGTAACTTCACAATCACTTGGGATTCAACTGGAATCGTAAGAGTAACAGTAGCCTAATATGAATGTTAGAGTTGAAGCAGGTTCGCTTAATGCTGGTTTAACAGCATCAATAGTTGAGCCTACCGTTAAGGTAAAGATTAAGGTTCTCCAAACTATTAATTTCACCTCAGCACGGACCTGCTTCACTCTAGCAACTCCCTCAGTAAATGGCCATAGCCTATCTGGGGTAAATCCAGAACTTACTTTGATGGGGGGAATGGCTACGCTGGCAGCAGCGTAGTCTTTTTTTATGAGCGCAATTAGTACAGCAATAGGAAATTATTCAATAGAATTTGGCCTTGAACTTAACGAGGCATACTCAACAGCACCATCATCAACTGGTTCGTTAGCAATAACACCAACATGGACAAGACTTGGAAGAGATCCAGTATATGAGTCAACAGTCAACGCCCCAGGTGGTAGTGGCTCATGGAAGTTTGTAACAGACACAACTGCTTCATGTAGACTAAACAGCAACAACGCTACATTAACTGCAAGATTAAATGATTATGACTATACTGCTGGAGTTTGGGTAAAGTTTAACTCAATCCCAAATACTGCAGGGGCTGGAACAACTTATGCATTCGTAGCAATGCCAACAGCATCTACA